GAGACAGTCCATGAACCGTCCAACCCCCCTAGTAGTCCCCCCAGGGGGGACAGCCCGCGCCCGCAGCGCGGCGCCTACCTCCCCGACGACTGGCAGCCGGATCCTGGCAACCTGGCGCGCCTCACGGAAAAATATCCAGACCTCAACTCCGCCCAAGAACTCCAAGCCTTCCGCGACTACTGGGCTTCTGCGAGCGGGCAGCGAGCGCGGAAACGTAACTGGGACGCAGCGCTCCGAACGTGGTTCGCCAACGCGAGGAGGTACAACCGCCCCGCCCAACCACAACGGCAACCCTCATCGGTCGCCGCGTGGCTCGGGGAACCACAACACCACGAGGCGGTCACAGCTGACGCGGAGATCATCGACGCAAAGGAGCTACCACGATGGACTGGCTAACACTCACCGCCAATATCCTCGACCGGGCGAAGAAACTCGCTCCGCAGAAGACCCCGCAGCCTGATCCAGATACCACGCGCGTGTGGGCGGACTGGCTGTCGAAGCACGTGCAGTCGGAGCTACCACCGGCAATGTGGGTGGATGTGGTTGACCACTGGGCTGGGCACCACAACGGGGAAATGCTGTCACCGCAGGCGCTGATGGTGTCTTTGCGGCAGGTGCGGGAACGCTGGGAGGTGGAGCCGGCGAAGCGGGAGGCGTTGGAACAGCACCGGCGGGCGCGTGCTCGTCGCAGGAATTTGGAGCTGTTCGGTAGCGAGGATGGCCGAAAAGCGCTCACGGGCCCGAAACCCGACCAGAAGGCCATAGAGGCGACGAAACGCCGCTTTGGGGCATTGAGGCGCAGAGCGGAAAGAAACGCGGGAAAACAGGCAACCAGAGCGTCCTAGACCCATGCCAATGCCACAACCCGACCGCAAGCCGGGAGAAACCGCGCGTGAATACCTCATGCGCACCCGCCGCGAAAAGAAAAACCACGCCAACAAGCCACCCCCAACCACCCCTCACAGTGACCCGCTCACCCCCTGGTGGGACAAACCCGGACACAACCACCCCGGCGACGAAATCACCCCACCACACGACCACTGCGTGAGCCTCAGCACCACCGGCTGGCACCCCGACATGACCGGGCACCCCGCGACGATCACGCACGGCCACAAACCACGGCTGGCCACGATCCGCCTCCCATGCCCATTCACCCCACACATCGGTGTCCAAACCATGGACACCCACCGGCACCTGTATCTGGCGCCGGAACACATCTTCATCCACGAAACCAGCCAATAGCTGGAGAAAGGAGCCACACCATGGCCCACATCACCCTCACCGGAAACATCACCCGCGACCCAGAACTCAAATACGCGCAAAACGGCAAAGCCTACGCCTTTTTCACCATCGCCTGGAACGAACGCACCAAAGACAAAACAGGGGAGTGGGTAGACACCCCACCAATGTGGATCAACGTCACCTGCTTCGGACGCGTCGCCGAAAACGTCGCAGCCAGCCTAAACAAGGGCAATCGCGTCACCGTCCAAGGCCGTGCCGAACCAGAAGAATTCCACCCCACCAACGGCACCCCACCAACCATGCAGATCCGCATCGTCGCGGACTCAGTGGCCGCTGACCTCCGATTCCAGACTGTGCAGATCACGAAATCCGGCAACCGGGGCGAAGGACAACCACCTCAGCAGTCGCAGCAGCAGTCCGGGGACTACGCCCAGTGGCAGGACACGAAACCACAACAACAAGACGCGTGGAACACCCAACCACAACAGGGGAACGACAGTAACCGGGTCCCCTTTTAGGCGTAAAACCGCAGGTCAATGTGGTAAAATAAAGCATGGCCGCGAGGTGTTGGAGCACCTACACGGCCACTAACCCAACCGATTCGATTACGGCGAATGGAGGGCTAGGCATGAAGCCTACCGTCAATAGGTATCGCGTGCCTAAAACGCGAATCATTATCCCCTCACGAGTGGCGGAACGCGCCGCAAGTCGATATGAGATCAACGGGGATTGCTGGATAAGCACCTACTCGGTAGCCAGTCATGGTTACGCGCAAATTGGGTGGCGAGATGGAAGCTGTAGGCATGTAGTGACGGCCCACCGCGCGGCCTGGGTCTATCACAATGAAGCGCAAATCCCTGATGGGTGCACGATTGACCACCTATGCAAGAACCGTAGATGCGTTAATCCAGAGCACTTGAGGGCGCTTTCAAACTTCGAGAATGCGCGCCGAACTTCCGGGCGCGACTGGCCTGTAGGAACCTGCGTTAATGGCCACCAAAACTCCGAACTGGTTTGGAACGGCAAGCGCTACAGGTGCAGGCCATGCATGGCAATGTACCAGCGGAATTATCGCATGCGGAAACGCGCTAACAGGTCAGCGTAAATACCATCCCAATAATCTCGCCAGCTTGGACTTCCACAGTCCAAGTGCGGGGTCTTTTTATGAAAAGACATACCTTGCCAGCTGATCGCATCTTGAACATTTCTATCTTTTCATCACGCCAGACATACGCGAACTAAGCCACAGGACAACCACCTGCACCAACAGGACAGAAAGGACACGATCACATGACCACACGAACCAGAAAACACTGGACACAAGAAGACATACAAAAACTCATCGCACTCACCGAGGAGGGCGCCTCAAACGCAGACATCGCCAACCAACTGGACTGCACCGCACACTCACTAAAAAACAAAAAAACACAACTCCGAAAAGCAGGAATCCTCCCACCATCCCAGGCAGAAATTGAGTTCAGCCCAGAACAACTCGAAGAAATCCGAACCAGCCTGATGCCGAACTCCGCACTCGCGAAAAAATTTGGGTGCGACCCCAAGGTGATCGCGAAACGCCGAATGCGGATGAACATCAACCCCACATCTCCAGGACAGCAGTGCCAGTACACCGGCTGCTACGAACGGAAAGTCAACGACCCCCACCGCCTCGGCCTGTGCGCGGACCACCTCGCGAACGCCCGGCGCATCCTCGCCAAGCCATCCCCCATCACAATGCTAGGAGAAGAATGGCCCCCAAACCACTAATCCCCATCCCGATGCCCAGCATTACCACCAGAACCAAACACCGCAGCCAACCCCACCACATCGAGCGCAGTAATAACCCCAGCAAACCAAGGATGGTCAAGAACTAACGCAACCCCAGCAAGAACAAGCACCGCCAAAACAACAACGAGACCATACCTGCGGCCAACCATCACATTCTTCAACGGCTCGGTATACGGATACGTTCGCTGAATGAAATCCGCCTCCACAGACTTCCGGAGCCCATCAACATACACGTGGTAAAGCTCCGGTGTTTCTGCACGCATCAACGCCATCTCCCGCCTATCAGGAGCCAATATCGGCAGGTGGAGGTGATTCTCCTGCAGATACGCAGTTATCTGCGAGAGGAGGACGGGGTTATCCCGGAGCTCATCAGGGTCGATCCCCTCAAGAGGGTTTCGTTCAAACTGCCTCCCGTCTTGGCTGGAGGCATCATCCCCCGGATCTGCTGCTCCGTCCACACCCCCTTCAGATCGAACAGGGACAGAATCCCCACTCGAATCCCCGGCCACTTCGGCACGCTCGGGCCCATCGGAGTGTTCATCGTTCATCCCCTTTCCTCTCCCTCGAAAGATTCACCGACAAAAACAACAAGCCAGTAGATTACAGCGCCCAGTATGCCCCCTACGCAATCCCCACTGCAACGAGAAGCAGTAATAAACCAGCTAGACCACACAACCCCGCCATCCAGCAAGAACACAAACGGAGGAAAAATGAGTGCCCCGAAAGCGTGGCGCCTGGAGCTCGGCACAAGACCCCCACTGTCCATGAACGACAGACGCCACTGGACAACATCATCCAAGGCCGTCAAACAACTCCGGCACCTCACCGCCACACAAGCCAAAGCAATCGGCCTGCCGAAAAACCTCGAACACATCAGCACCCAACTCGTCTGGCTCACCCCCGACAAAAGACGCCGAGACGAAGACAACATCACCAGCACCGCCAAAGCAGCGTGGGACGGCCTCGTGGACTACGGCATCGTCCCCGACGACACCCCCACCTACATGACCAAACTCATGCCACGAATCATCCCCCACCCCACACGCGGCCAATCCCGCTGCGACCTATGGGTATGGGAAGCCCACCGCGTGGAATCCGTGCCGGAAACCATCATCAACCAACTCACCAACCGAAAGGAAACCCCATGAACTTCTGGAAACAAGCCGACCGCCACTATGGCGCCAACGAAACCATCTGGCCAGTACGAATCACCGCGTCTTTCACCGCCGACGTGTACGCCACCGACTGGGAAGACGCCGTCGACGCCGCTGAAGACATCGCAACCCGCATGATCGACGCCGGAGACATCAACCTCGCTGAGGACATCAACATCGAGGTGACCCACCCATGAGAACCATCAAACGCTGGTGGCGGACACTCACCCACCGAGGACCCCACCGCCCTACCCACAATCGCCCGCGCATGACCTGGAGGTACTAAATGACACCGATCAAGATCTACCCCATCACCCCACCCAACGGGGCGACGCGCTTCGCCGTCACTCAATCCGACATCAAGCCCCACAACCTCGGCGCTGGTGAACGCGCCCGCTGCCGCGTGTACTCCGACCACCCAGACTTCCAAACCGCCGTCACCGCAGCAAGACAACTCCAAGCCCGCCGAAAACAATTCCTCCAACAGCTCGGGCCCATGCCAGAAAGGACAACCCAATGACCACCCCGGACTACAAAGCTGAAGCGCGGGAGCGTAAACGCCAGCGCCAGAAAATCAAACACGCCCGCACCCAAACCACCCACGAGGTCAACCACCTCGGCGCACTCCTCGCACACGAACGAAAGGAACCATGAAACACACACTCACCCGCATCAAAACCAACCTCCACACACTCCACACCGAACTCCACACCGACCCCCTCAGCACACGCCCACACTCACAAACCGGAGTCCGAACAGGAACCACCGGCAGCACCCCACCCTGCAACATCACCAGCCTCGACTACCTCATCCAAGTCCAGGACCGACTCACAGAACTCTGCACCAACATCTCCGCAGACCTCACCATCCCCATCCCCACAGGCACCTACAACACCATCACATGGTGCCGCTGGCTCCACCAACACTGGGACAACCTCGACCCACTCACATGGAAGGAAGACCTCGAACAAGAACTCACCGACCTGGACGCCGAACTCCAAGCACGCGTCCACCCCACACAACCCAACGCGCCAAAACTCCCAGACTGGGCAACCGCCTCAGAAATCGCCGCAGCCACCGGAAAAACCACACAAGCCGCCCGCAAATGGCTCAGCAGGCACAACATCGACAACTACACACAGGGAGGTAAAAAACACTACCGAACAAGCATGATCAACATCACATAGACATAATGTCCACACGCATGCTACACTAACGTGTAGCATGTTCTCCGCGCCCGCGGGGATGAGCCGCTGCACAACCCCAACAAGGGGAACGCCGGGCAGCATTTCCGAGCAGGCAGAACGGCGGAAATGCCAAAACGCCTGTTTCGAGGCACCTGGGCACGTCGCAAAACTGCCCACAGCGCTCGTAGCTCAGACGGACAGAGCAGCAGAATCCTAGTCTGCAGGCCGCGGGTTCAACTCCCGCCGAACGCACATAGCGGATGGCAGGGTCCCTGAACGGGGGTAGGCGCACTACCGAGAGGTGGCGCTTAGAATTCCCTTGGCATTGCGGGTTAGCTACTCAACCTTTTCGTTGTAGCTGCGCCTAAGGTAGCCCCCTAGGAATAGAGGCGGCTCGCAACCGCAGACCTAAGCAAGTCAACAAACTGCTGATGCCGTGCGCCCCACTGGGCAAGAGGACACAGTGCATAACGACACTGCACGTCGGTGGTGTAAATCCACCCACGGCACCAAACACCACAAAAAAAGGGGGAAACATGAAAAAACAATCCCCTAAAAAACAAAACACCACACAACGTGGCTACGGCTACACCCACCAACAAGCCCGCAAACGCCTCATCCACAACCACAAAGACGGCACCCCATGCCAATACTGCGGACAACCCATGTACCGCGACAAACACAAAAACTGGGACGGCTACACCCTCGAAGCAGACCACGAAATCAGACAAAAAGACACAACAAACAAACGCCGCAACCTCCCCACCCGCCTACTCCACAAAACCTGCAACAGCCTCGACGGAGCACGCGCACAATGGGGACTCCCACACACACACCACCACAACCACCAAAACCAAAACCAAAACACAAAAGATTCCAATGGAAACAATAAACAAAACCTAAAACCGCAGGTCAGGACCCCTAAAAAATATTAAGGGGGTAGGTCAAGTGCCCCCTCCCCGGCGTGGCTCTCAGTGGTGTCTCTCTCCCACATGGTGAAATCCCCTTGGGGAGGTTGCTTGACCTGCTGGTTTGCTGGCTGTTTTGTTTCGTATTGTGGGATTCTTTTACTGATCTGGAGGTGAGTCTGACGTGAAGCGTATTGATGAGGAGTTTGAGCGGCTGCGTGATGGTCGTGATTTAACGCCTTTCGAGGAGTCCGCTGTGTATGCGGTGGCGCGGCTGATTATTGAGCTGGAGCAGGCTAGTCAGCAGGTGCTGGCTGAGGGGGTGATTATCGATGATGGTAGGGGGTTTCCGGTGGAGCATCCGGCGTTGATGGTGGAGAAACGCTGCTCGTCGGAGATTCGCGGGTGGGTGAAGGATCGCCCTGATCTTTTCGGTGGTGCGATGGTCGCCCCGGCTCAGGCGGAGAAGCCTGCTGGTGGTGGGCTGGCGAAATTTAAGGTTGTGTAGCACGGGAGGTGGTGCCTGGTGAAGCCTGATTGGTTGATTGGTCGGCAGGTGCCGCGCCTGGAGGTCGTGCCCGATGGGGACGCGACGATTGCGGATAAGGCTGTGGAGTTTTGCCGCGTTGTGGGGATGACACTGTACCCGTGGCAGGAGCATTTCCTGAGGGACATGCTTTTAACGGGGGAGGACGGGACGTGGGCGTCGCGTGAGGTGGTGTCTTCGGTGCCCCGCCAGAACGGCAAGGGCGAAATTCTGGTGGCCCGGGAGCTGGTGGGGATTTACCTCCTTGATGAGCAGCGGATTATGCACTCTGCGCACTTCCTGGATACGGCGATTGACGCGGGCGAGCGTCTTTTCGACCTGATCAGCATGAACCCCGATCTGATGGGGTGGTGGGCTGGTCAGTTCCCTGGCGAGCCGAAGCTGATTAAGTCGAATGGCAAGGACGCGATTCATTTTCCGAACGGGGCGAAGATTTATTTCCGCACCCGCACGAAGAAAACGGGGCGTGGCTTGTCGTTCGATCTGGTTGTGTTTGATGAGTGCTTCGACCTGCCGAATGAGGTCTATGCGGCAATGAATAACACGACGAAGGCCCGACCTAATGCGCAGAAGATTTTCATCAGCTCCCCGGTGAACAGGTATGAGCATTCGCACGGGGCGGTTTTCTCCGCTAAGCGCTGGGCTGCGATGGACGATGCTCCGGGCGTGATGCTGAAGGAGTGGTCGCCGGAGGAGGGGGCTGACCCTTTTTCGCGTGAGGCGTGGGTGCAGGCTAACCCGTCGCTGGTCGAAGGGGGTGGCCATTTCGGTGCGCAGCTGATTGAGGTTGAGACTGAGGCGCGCGCAGCGAAAACAAGTGTTGATCTTCGCGAGTCGTTTCTTGTGGAGTCCCTGGGCATCGGTAACTGGGTGCCGAGGGATGATGATGAGACTGACTTTGTGCCGATCATTGACCTGGCCGAGTGGGCGCAGGCTTACGATGATGACCCGGAGCCGGTGGGGGAGGCGTGTATCGCCGGTGATGTGACCCCGGATGGTGACACTGTGGCTTTGGTCGCAGCGGAGCGCACCACGAGGGGTGTTCACCTGTCGCTCGCCCCGGTTGACGTGTTTGACCGTGATGAGATTGTGCAGAGTATTTCCGCGTCGGTGGAGGCTAATGACCCGGTGGCGGTGGTGCTTGACCCGAAGGGTACGGCCTCGACGCTTGTGACTCCGCTGCGTCGGCGTGATGTGGAGCCTGAGCTGATTAAGTGGTCGCAGGTCACGCAGGCGACCGAGCTTTTCTTGACGCTGTTTTCGGAGGGGAAGATCACTCATGACGGTGATCTGCGTTGGCTGGAGGCTTTGAAGGTGGCTCAGTTCCGTGAGGGTAACGCGAACGGGCGAGCCTTGACTCGTAAGGACGGTGTTGTGTGCCAATTGGTCGCGGCGACTTTCGCTGTGTGGGGGCTGGACGAATACGGGGTGGCCGATGTGGAGGCTCCGGACGCTAAACGCTTGAAGAAGTACGTAGGTAAGGCCCGCGCGGTGCCGCGCTCGCGGGGTGTCGTGGAAATGAGTTTCTAGGAGGTGGTGGCGAATGGCTGACCGCCAAGAAATCGGTGTTGCCCGTGGGGTGCGTAATCACGCGCTCGCGGAGGATAACCGCATGCTCGCGTTCCCTCAGTCGTCGAAGACGTTTTCGAAGATGCTGCGCGAGGACGCGAAGGTTAAGGCAGTGTATCGTGCTGTGACGCTGCCGATTCGGCGCGCGAACTGGCAGGTAGACCCCAACGGGGCGGACCTGGATGTGGTGGCGCATGTGGCGAATGATCTTCGCCTGCGTATCGCCGGTGATGACCCTAACGCGCCCCTGGCTGGGAGTGCTGGTCGTGTGTCGTGGGATAAGCACCTGGAGCAGCTGCTGTATGCGTTGGCTTTTGGGCACATGTTTTTCGAGCAGGTGTACGAGGTCGGTGAGGATGGGCTGGAGCACTTGGTGAAGCTTGCGCCACGGTGGCCGGGCACTATCGACAAGATCAATGTGGCCGCTGATGGTGGGCTGGAGTCGATTGAGCAGCGCGCCTACACGGGTGATTCCGTGTCGCGTGAGCGGTCGAAGATTCCCGTGTCTCAGCTGGTGGCCTACATTTTTGATGATATTGGGTCGCAGTGGGTGGGCACGTCGATTTTCCGGCCGGCGTATAAGCACTGGAAGATCAAGGATGAATTGCTCCGCAAGGAGGTCTCAACTCTCGACCGTAATGGCATGGGCGTGCCGGTGTACGAGGGTAGTGAGCTGTCGCTTGACCCGGATGCTGATCTTGACCGTGGGCAGGAGATCGCGGAGAACCTACGTAGTGGCGAGTTCGCCGCCGCGTCTATCCCGGCTGGGTCGAAGCTGCAGCTTTTGGGGGTATCTGGTCAGCTGGTGAGCCCGCGTCAGGCTATCGAGTACCACGACGCGCAGATCGCGAATGTGGTGCTGGCGAATTTCCTGAACCTCGAAGGCGGGGGAGGGTCTTACGCGCTGGCTGATACGCAGACGAATTTCTTCTCCCAGTCGGAGCAGACTGTGGCCGAGTGGGTGTGTGACGTGGCGAACCAACACGTCATCGAAGATTTGGTGCGGGTCGCTTTCCCTGAGTACGACGGGCCATGCCCGCGCCTGTCGTTTGACGCTATCGGGTCGCGCAAGGAGCTTACACCGCAAGACCTCCGTGCCCTGGTAGAGGCCGGAGTAATCCAGAAGGACAAGCCTCTGGAGGTGCACCAGCGTGGCCTGTACGCGCTCCCGGCGAAGGAGACTTTGCGGGACGCGTTGGAGTCGAAGAAGCACCGTCAGGAGCTGGAAGGGGAGCTTGGGGTGACGCTGCGTGACCCTGAACCGGAGGAACAATCAGAGCAGCCCGTGAAGGAGGGTGCCGAATGACCGATGTCATGATTTACGGCGAGATCGGCTTCGAGACGACGACCGCGTCTGTCCGCGAGCAGCTCGCCAACGCCGAGGGGCCTATCACCGTACGTATCAACAGCCCCGGTGGTGATGTTTTCGAAGGAATCGGGGTCCTGAATGCCCTCCGCGAGTACGACGGGGATATCACTGTGGTGGTGGAGTCCGCCGCCCTGTCTGCCGCGTCTTTCATCGCTGTGGGGTGCGGGGGCCGTGTGGTCGCTCGTCCGTACAGCGAGATCATGATCCACAAGGCGTGGAGCATGGTGGCCGGTAACGCTGATGATGTGCGGAAGAAGATTGCCGACCTGGAGCGGCAGGACGAGAAAATCGCGCAGATTTACGCCGAGAGTGCCGGTGGCGATGTCGCAGAGTGGCTGGACGTGATGGCCGCTGAGACGTGGTACACGGCGCAGGAGGCGCTGGACGCTGGCCTCGTGGACGCCATCGAGGAAGCGAAGCGCCCGGAGCGTGAGACCGTGTCCGCTTTCGCGGGGTCGCGGGTGTACGCGTCGTGCCGGTACGCGGGGCGTAAGGACGCGCCCGCGCCGAAGATCAGCCGGGCGGAAACTCCCCCGGAGGAAGGTAAGAGCATGAGTATTCTTAACCAGCTCGCAGAAGAGCTTGGGAAGTCCCCGGACGATGTCGCAAAGGCACTGTCCGGGTTTTTTAATGAGCAGGTGAGCGTGGAGGCCACGGTGGATATCACCTACCCGGAGGGTGTGCGTGTCGCCCCTACGGAGAAGGTCACGGTCTCCCCGATCGTTGATGGGGAGGATGGTATCCCCGCCGGGGCTGAATTCACCATCGCTGAGTCCGCTGAGGGGTTCGACGCTGAGGTGGATGAGGCTGGTGTCGTGACGATCATCGCCCGGTCTGGTGTTGAGCCGGGGGAGAAGGCCGAGTTCACCATCGATGTGAGCGGCGTGGCTGTTCCCCTGGTCGTGGAGGTGCGTGCGGTGTCCGAGGACGAGGAAGAGACCAGTGAGTCCACCCCGTCTGAGCCGCTCGCTGATGAGCCAGCAGAAGCCCGTGATGATGTCGTGACCCTCGACCGGGAGACCTACAACATGCTGCGGGAAGCTGCGGCGCACGGCCAGAAGGCCTATGAGGCTTCGGAAGCCCGGAAGCTGGACGACGAAGTGGATCAATGGGTACGCGATGGGCGTATCAGCGCGGCGCTGCGCAATAAGGCGCGCAAGGCGATTCACCGTGACGCGCAGATCGCCCGTGATCTGTACGGGCGTAACCCGAAGAACACGATTCCGCGCGGTGAGGTGGGCTATGGGGCTGACCCGGAGCCTGCCGAGTCGAGTGTGAATCTTCGTGACCTGGCGCAGTCGCGCCTGAACAACAAGTAAGGAGAGGGTTTTATGTCTAACCCAACTTTCACTGGTAGCCCAATTACTTTCCAGGCTGCTGAGCGTATCGAGAAGTTTACCCTGGTGAAGCTGAATGCTGGTGGCACGGTGTCTGTCGCCGGTGCTGGCGATAAGCCTTTCGGTGTTGTCACTGAGATCGCCGATCCTGGCCTGACCACCAAGCCAACCAACATTGCTGTCCACTACGGTGGCTGTGCCATCAAGCTGCGTGCCAAGGGCGGCAAGGCTGATGGTTTCAAGGCCGGTGCCCCGGTGTATGTCGCGGATAACGGTGAGGTCGCCACCAGTGGTGCCACTCTGGTTGGTGTTGCTGTTCGTGATGGTGAGGGTGGCGCTGTTTTGACTGTGCTGAGTGGTCTGCCTGCTGTGGGCGGCGATACCCCTTTAGGCCAGTAGAGCCGGAACCGGAACCTGAGCCGGGGCCTGCTCCTGATCCTGAGCCTGAACCAGATCCTGTCCCTGACCCTCAGCCTGAGCCTGAGGATCCTGACAACAGCGGCGACTCGCCTTCCACCGGCACATTGCCCTGGAACTAAAACCTAAAGAAGGAGAACAACAACATGGCTGAGGTTATTAACTCTAGCTTTGACCTGCTCAGCGGCTTAACCGTCGATGAGGCACTGTCTGACCCGCATTTCATCCCAGAACTGCTGCTCGAGGAGCTGAACGGTGAGGAAATCCAGAAGATTTTCTTCCGCGATGTGACCGTCAACTCTAACGTCGTGGGCTTCCGTGAGTCTCTACCGCAGTACCTGGATGAGGATGTCCAGCGTGTCGCTGAGTACGGTGAAATCCCTGTCGGCGACCCAGTCGGTGGTGAGCTGAAGACGAAGGCGATCGAGAAGCTCGGTGTCGGTATTCGTGTGTCGTGGGAGCAGCGGAACGACAATGATATGGACGCGGTGGCTCGTGAGCTGCGTGCTCGGAAGAACACGATCATCCGCTCTCAGGCGCGTGATGCTATCGCAGCGTTCGATGAGGCTGGGCTGGAAGAACTGGCTGTCGGTACGGCATGGGACCAGCAGAGTGGTGATCCGGCTGGCGACTTCCTGGACGCGATGGAACTGATCATGGGCGCAGAGACCGAAGATGGCCGGTACTACGAGTACGCCCCAGACGCTTTGCTGATCAACCCCGTCACGCTGAACCTTCTTAAGCGCAATGAGCAGGTTCAGAAGCTGTACATCGGCAACATGGCCGCCGAGAACCCACTGTTCAAGGGGGTTGCTGCGGAACCACTGATTTTCGGTGGTGTGCAGATCGTCAAGTCGCACTTCGTGCCGAAGGGTACGGCGTACTTGGGTCAGCAGCAGACCGCTGGTTTCATGGCGCAGCGTGAGCCTGCGCAGGTCACGGATTTCTACGCTGAGCGTGGGGATTCCCGCCTGGGTGGTTCGACCATGTCGTTCCGTTCGGACTACGTGCATCGTCGTGCTTTCGCTGTTGATGCGCCGAAGTCCGTGGTGAAGTTGACTGGGCTGGTGACTGGCTAATGAAGGTGACTCTGGGTAAGGCTGTTCGCCTGCCGGGTCGTCGCCTGTACCGCAGTGGTGAGGTGGTGGAGGTCAGCGAGCAGGAGGCCGGGTTCATCGCCCGGATCGGCGCTGAGGCCGCTACTACTGCCGCTGTGAAGCCCAAGCCGGCCGTGGAGTCCGCGCCCGCCGGTGGCGGCGAAAAGGTGAAGGATAACAAGCCGGAGAAGCCACCTAAGTCGGCATCTGCTGCCCGGTGGAAGGAATACCTCACTGAGGTTGGAATCAACCCGTCTGGCCTGTCGAAGCGTGAGATGATTGCCGCTGTGCAGTAGCGGGGAAGGAGGGCATTGTGGCTCTCGATGTCACTGCTATTGATGTGGCCGATCGTATTCCCGTACCTGTCACTGATGAGCAGCTGGATTTCATTGAGGTGCGGGTGCGGGATTCTATTGACCTGATCCGCGAGGCTTTCCTACGGCGCGGGCGGGACTTCGACCGCGAGCTGGAGACGGTGCCGTGGCTGCGGCTGGCTGCTACCCGCGTGGTGCGGGAGATGGTCGCGGCTGCGGTGGTGGTCGGCGCTCATGCTGGTGTGCGTAGCGTGTCGTCGACGACGGGGCCGCAGGCTGATTCTGTGACCTACACGGACGCGGGCCAGATGGTGCGTTTCTCCGGTGTCGCGTTGACGGATGACCTGCTTGCGGAACTTGGCCTGTATCCGCGTGGTGCTCGTGGCCGGTTCCCGAGGCCGATTAGGTGGCCTGAGCGTGTGTTGAGGGGGCGACCATAATGTTTATGCGCCCTGATCAGGCTGGTGAGCCTGTCACAGTACGTGGGGCAATGGTTGGGCGTGACCATCGCCAGCGCCCTATCTACTCGGACGATGTGGTGGTGGAGCACTGCGTCGTCGCCCCTGCTGGTGACCAGGTGGTGCAGGGCACGGGTTTTCAGCATGGCGACATTACCCGCCTCCAGGTGATTGCCCCGGCGGGCACTGTGGTGGGTGATGGTGATGTGGTCGTGATACGTGGTGAGGATTACGTGGTCGAGCAGCTGCAATCCTTTGATTACTCGGTGGGTCGTCGGCCTGCCGTGTCGTGGCATCAGCCGAAGGTGGTTTTCATCGTGGAGCGTGGGGAGGTGTCGGCTCGTGGCGCTTAATTATGATGTGCTTTTTAAGCAGATGTGTGAGCTTCCGCAGGTTCGGGAGGGCGCGCGGAAGAAGGCTGAGGAGTTACGCGGCTACATCGAACTCCGCTGGCCTACGGTCAATGATTTGTCTGCTGCTGATCGGAAGCGGCTGAATAAGGATCCGGATCGTGCTGTGCTGATCACTGAGTCGAAGGGTGCTGATGGTCGCCCGGTGGCTGTGGTGACGGTACGGCGCCCCCATGCGGTTGCTCAGCAGGCCCGCACGGGGTTCATGTCGAAGGCGGTGCGCGATGTCTCTTGATTTCGGGGTGTCGCCTGACCCGGTGCGGGTGGTGCATCGCCATGTGTCCTGCCTATTGCCCGATGAGGATCAGGACATGCTTCATCTTTTCCACCTGCCTGACGGGTACAACACCCACAAAAACGGTACTGCGATCGTGGTGTCGGAGGATGTCGGGCAGGTGGATGGTGCGGGGCATTCCCGTGATGGGGTGACGGTGAGTGTGTATTCCCCGGTGTATGAGGAGGCCCGCCGCCTGGGGCGGAACCTGTACACGGCCCTGACCCAGGGTGTGACGGGGATTGGGCTGGGGGTGTCCCGGCAGCGATCCGTTTTCTATGGGGCTGGCCCGTCGTACACCCCGACGGGTTTTGTGTCCACGATGACTATTTCTGTGGGGCTATCGCGGTTTTTTTGCGACCCTGCGTAAGGGCGAATAGCCCTGGTTTTTGCTGCTTCCAGTGTGCTGGCTGGGGTGGCTGTCCAATTTTTCTTTTGACCCTAGAAAGGGGAATTTTCCATGTCTCAAAAGCGAGCGCAAGCGCTTGACATTAAGGTGCTGGAAGACCGCGAGGTTCTTTTCTGCTTCGACGAGTCCAAGGCGCACATCGATATCGAGACCGGCACATTCGTCGGTGATTGGCATTCCGCCGGTATTGAGCCGACGGACTCCACCCATGGTGAGACCCGTGAGGTGAATTCCAACAAGACGGATCTGACGGGCGGTCAAACTGCAACGTCTTACACCGCTGGTGCGGTGACCGGCACGGTTGACCTGATCCCGGGTACTGCTGTGCTGCGTCACGTGGAGTGGCCGGACACGACGGAGAAGGACGGTGTGTTGTACCTGGCGCATACGTCGCGCGTCGCGAAGGCAATCGTCGCCCGCGTGTACAAGTACCAGTCCGGTGTCGTGGAGATCAAGGTATCCCGCGAACCTGCCCTGCTGACTGTGCAGGAGCGTACCTATGGCACGGATCCTCAGCCACGCTCTCTGGAGATTGACTACCAGAACGGTGAGGATGAGCAGATGTTTGAGCAGCGTTTCTACGTGGTGAAGGAGGATGGCACTGTGCGTGAGGTGACACCGAAGATTTTCCGCAGCGTCGAGGACTTGGCCGCCAAGGTGGAGTCCGGTGAGGCGTTTGTGCCTGCCGCGTCGGCTGCTGGTCTGGATGGTGCGACGGTCTCCCGTGATGGTGAGCTTGTGGAGGTTGAAGCAAAAAAAGCGGTGACCCCGCCGGAGAATGATACTCCTGGTGGGGCTGATCCGGTCGATCCTGAGCCTGCTCCTGAGCCTGATCCGGAGCCTACTCCGGAGCCAGAAGTCCCGGTTGATGAGCCTCCGGTGGCCCCTGAGCCTGAGCCTCCTGTTTCGGAGACGGAGCCTGAAGACCCGGTTGATCCGCCGGTGACGGAGACTGAGCCAGAGACCGATCCGGAGACGGAAACGGAACCTGAGGCCCCTGCGCCTGAGGCTGATCCGGCCCCTTCCGTCCCCGAACCAGAGCCTGAAACCCCAGCTGAGGAGACCACCCCAGGTGCAGATGACACTGAGGACACCTCCCCAGACGAGGGCGACAGCACTGGAACCCTCCCCTGGAACTAACCCTAGGAGGCTTCTAACCCCCTAAGTAACAGGGGGAACCGGCGATGGTCCATAGGTGGGGTTCGATTCCCCACACCGGTGCTGGGTAGGAGCGTGACTTTTTTTGGTTCGGGTCGCGCTCCTGCCCTTTTTTGAACCAAAGAACCAAAGAATACGGAGTTTTTTTATGGCTACTGCTAAGGCTGCCTCGAAGGCCGTCGCTAAGAAGACGGACGATGCGGTAAAGGAACCAACTCACACGGATGGCATCTACACCGAGTACGGTGTGAAGCTTTCCAACGGCATGGCGGTTGATGTTGAGGTGATCACTGATCGTCGTAAGCTGCCTGCGTCATGGGGAAGCCTCGTGGCTGAGGGGAACGCCCCGGCGCTGGTGATGGCGTCGATGACGGTGAAAACCCGCCGTACTCTCGACCTGTCCGGCGCCACGCTAGAGGATGTGGAGACGGTGCTGGCTGACGTGATCAGTCGTGCGCAGGACGCTGCAGCCGAGTAATGGGGATTGGCCATGTGCTCGGTGATGCGCCGGGGGCGTGGGCGGACTTCACCCACGATGGGCGCAAATTCCGCGCCCGCCGTGACCCCATGTGGGTCGGCGCGGAGGTGCTGGCCACTGTGCTGGAGAAGCCGGGGGTGCTGCTGGGGGCTTTTGACGACCGGTCGCGCGAGCGGGCTCTGATTGGGGATGTTTTCGGCACAAGGTTGCCCGCACTGGTGGACAGGTACCTGACTGAGGTAGGGCTGTCAGTCGCGAGACTTGGGCTGGTCGTCTTCGCTCTGGAGCACATTGAGGATCTCGAGGTGGATCTACTACGCGTCGGGCTTGATGTGCGGGACTGGCTCGACCCTGAGGGTGGGGTGTCGACTCGGCGCGTGTGTGTTCTCATTGAGGATTTTCAGGAGCGCCCTGAGACTCGGCTTGGTGCCCTGAGAGCGGGGATTTACCCGATCAGTAAAGCGGGGATCGCTGCTGCTCAGCAGTTTAATCATGAGGGGCATACGCACCCGTTTTTGTGGTCTCGGGAGAAGGTGGAGTCCGACCGTCGCGCCCGGGTGGATGAGGAAGCGAAGCGCCGTCGTATCGCGGAGCGGATGAAAACACGCGGAGGATAGTCCCCGCATTTTTAGGAGGTTTCTATGAGCACCGGCTACATCGCCGTACCAATCATGCCGGTCTTCAAGGGAATGAGCGCGAAATTCGCGAAGAACCTTGTGAAGCCCGCTGAGGATGCGGGTAAGCGCGCCGCTGATTCCATCGAGTCCGGGATGGGCGACGCGGTGAAAAACCTGGAACGCCAGGTCGCTGCGTCGGGTAGGAACCTCACGAAGTTTCAGCGCGCCAGTGAGGCCGCGAACGCTAAGCAGGAGCAGCAGAAGCAGAATCTGAAAGCGGTGACGCTCGAGCTGCGTGCCGCGGAAGAGAAGTACCAGAAGGCCGTGGCGTCGGGGAAGTCCGGGGCGACGGAGCTGGCGCGTGTGGAGCGGGCGAAAGGGCGTGTGCTCAAGGCCACTAATGACCTGAAAGTGGCTGAAGGTGATGCCGCTGCCGCCGCGAAGAAGTTCGCTGACCAGCAGACTGACCTGGACACGACGACAGGGAAGCTGTCGAGCGCGCAGGATAAGCTAGCCGATCACCTTGGGGTGACTCGTGACGAGCTGAAAGACATGGGAGATGAGGCCTACCGTGTCGATGAAGCAATGGACTCCACCTCCAGTAAGGCGGGGACGTGGGGGACTCGCTTTTCGGGGATGCTGACACCACTGACGAAGCTAGGTGGCCTCGCTGTCGGCCTGGCTGGTATCAATTCCCTGGCCGGAACTCTGCAGGCCGGGTTCGATAAGGTCACGTCAATTGAGGATACGACGGCGTCACTGGAGATTCTGATGGGGTCGGCCGAAAAGGCTACCAGTGTGATGGGTCAGCTTCAGGAGTCGAATCAGGGCACCCCGTATTCTTTCGACGCGTGGGCCGGTGCTGGTAAGAACCTGATCGCCTTTGGTGTTGATGCGGAGAAGGTGGCGGGCATCGTCACCAGTCTTGGTGAGGCGGCGTCCGCGTCGGGTAAGGGCGAGGAAGCCCTGAATTCGATGGCTGATGCTTTCGGCCAGGCCGCGGCGTCTGGCAAGATCAGCATGGAGACCATCAACTCCCTAGCGGTTGGTGGTGTGCAGGGCCTGGCGATCCTCGCTAATGAATATGGCGTGACCACTGAGGAGATGGAGAAGATGATCTCCGGTGGCCTGGTGCCCGCGAAGGAGGGTATCGATATCCTCACCAAGGGCATCAAGGACGGCTCCAAGGGGATGGCCGGTGATGTGGCCTCCATGTCCGGCGTGATGGGCGAGATGGCTGAGACGACGTCTGGCCGCATTACGAATATGAAGGCTGCGTTCAATAATGCGGCAAAGGCTGGGCTAGAGTACCTGAACCCAATGATTGGTGATCTGGCCGAGAAGCTCACCGATTTCACGTACTTGGGCATTGAGGTGTTCAAGGAAAAAATGGTGCCCGCTATCAAGGAGATGGGCGATAATCTTCGTGGCGTGTGGGAGTCTGCGAGGCCTCTGGTCGATGGGTTGCGTCCGCTGGGGGAGTGGCTGGTTGATACGCTGTCGGCTACGGTTCGGTGGCTGTCTGAGAATCGTGATTTGGTGGTGGCCCTCGGGGTGGCTGTGGCTAGCGCTGTGGTGGGCTTTAAGGCGTGGGCTGCGACCCAGAATCTCATAGCGTCGGCTAAGCATCTGCAGCAGATGATGCAGGCCGTGAGTATCACGGAGCTGTGGGATAAGAAGCAAAAAGCGCTAAACGCCACGATGAGGGCCAATATGGTTGGCATTATTATCGCTGCGATTGCTGCCCTGGTGGCTGGCTTGACGTGGTTTTTCACGAAGACTGAGACGGGGCAGAAGCTGTGGGAAGCTTTCATGGAGAAGCTTAAGGCTGCGGGCGAGTGGCTGCAGACTACTTTCGCGCCGATGTTCTCTGCTCTGGGTGATTTCTTCATTGGCATGTTCGAGGCGCTGAAGACCGGCTGGGGCGGCTTCGTGGCCGGTGTGTCCGCCCTGTGGGATGGTGTTCTGCGTCCGGTTTTCCAGGCGATTTGGGATGTCGCGAAGATCACTATTGGTGTGATCGGTACGGTGATCCTTGCCCCGTTGATGCTTGCTTGGCATGCGCTGTCTGCCGCTTTTCAGTGGGGGTGGGAGAATGTCATCCGCCCTGTGTGGGATGCCATGGTCATTGCCGCGGTGTGGCTGCGGGATAGTCTCATTGGCCCGGTTTTTGGTGTGTTGCGTTCGGCCTGGGTGGCTGTTGGTGACGGTTTTCGCTGGGTGTATGACAATATTGTCCGCCCGGTGTTCCAGGCTTTTATTGATTTCGCTTCGTGGCTGCGTGATAGCGTCATTGACCCGGTTTTTGGTGCTCTTCGTGCGGCGTGGCATGGTGTGGGCACTGGTATGCGCTGGGTGTACGACAATGTGATCCGCCCTACATTGGATGCGTTTGTGAAATTCAATGTGTGGGTTCGCGATTCCTTGGTGAAGCCTGTTTTTGGCGCGATCCGGCACGCTGTCCACATGGTGGGACAAGGATTCCGAAACGCCTGGGAGAAGGTCATTCGCCCGGCGTGGAACGCTATGGGCCGTGGCGTGGCTCATGTTGCGGATAAGATGGTGAAACCAGCGTTCCATGGTATGCAGCGCGCGCTGGACACCCTGAAAGGGTGGTTCTCCCGTACGGTGGATGCGATTGGTCGGACGTGGGAGCGGATTAAAAACCTCACCAAAGCCCCGATTAAGTGGGTTGTTGATGTGGTGTACAACAAGGGTATCCGTCCTGCGTGGAATGCGGTGGGTAAGCTCGTCGGCCTCGATGAGCTTCCTGAGCATAAGTTCGCGCGTGGTGGCATTCTGCCTGGCTACACCCCGGGCCGTGACCCGTACACCTTCATTGAGCCGACTACTGGCATGCGTATTGGATTGTCCGGTGGTGAGGCGGTTATTCGTCCGGAGGCTACTCGTGTTCTCGGTGAAGATTGGGTCGATGGTGTGAACGCGGCTGCCCGTATGGGTGGTGCGCAGGGGGTGAAGCGTTGGCTTGGTGGCTTTGCTGATGGCGGCGTTATCGGGTCGATCACAAACATTGTGCGGGAGAAATTCCCGATGATGACAATCACCTCCACGTTCCGCCCTGGTGACCCTGGGCATCATGGTGCGGGTCGTGCGGTGGACTTTTCCAACGGATTCGACTCTACCCCTGAGATGCGCGCGGCTGCTGGTTATTTCGCCAGCAACTACGGCAAGGAACTGCTGGAGCTGATTCACTCGCCGTTCAACGCGAACATCAAGAACGGCCAGTCGGTTGGTGATGGTTTCGGTTTCTATGGTGCCGGGACGATGGACGCGCACCGTAACCACGTTCACGTGGCTGCTGGTGCCCCGCTGGCTGGCGGTGGTAAGGGTGGCGTGCTCGGGTTCCTTGGGGGCGCTATTGATTTTGTGGGTGACCAGGTGAAGAAAATCTGGGACAAGATCATTAACCCGATCAAGGAGAGGATTCCGTCCCCCGCTGGAATTATCGGCAAGTATCCGAAGGCTGCTTTCGACAAGCTCACGTCTAAGGCGTGGGAATTTATCATGTCGAAGGTGCCGGGGCGCTCAGCTGAGGGCGCGTATAACGGGCCGGTTGGTGCCGGTGTGGAGCAGTGGCGACCGCTGGTCGAGAAGGTGCTGAAGGCGAAGGGTTATGATGTGGCGCTGACTGATACGGTGCTGCGTCGTATGAATCAGGAGTCCGGTGGTGACCCACGGGCCATCAATAACTGGGACGTGAACGCGGTGAACGGCACCCCATCTAAGGGCCTGATGCAGGTCATCGACCCCACTTTCCAGGCGAATAAAGACCCGGGCTACGACAATATTTGGGATCCGGAGGCTAATATTCGCGCGTCAATGAACTACGCTTCCAGGCGGTATGGGTCTCTTCCTGCCGCGTATAATAGGCCTGGCGGCTACGCTGATGGTGGTGTTATTGACCTGATGAGTCACCTGCCGACGCGGTTGTATGACCGTGGTGGGTGGCTGATGCCTGGTGAGCGGGCGCTGAACTTGTCTGGGAAGCCGGAGCCGGTGTTCACGAGCCACCAGTGGAGTGTGCTGTCCCGTGGCCTGCTGGCTATCGGTGACATGGTGCCTCCGCTGAAGGCGTTGACTCGGGGTATGTCTCGCCAGGTCACTGCGTTTGAGAAGTGGGTCGGTAAGGCCGTGAACCCTCGTACGTTGGAGGGGGTGTCTGCGAGGTCGTTCGCTTCTGAGTTGACTGAGATTATCGGCATGGTTGGGGGTGAGCACACCTCTGCTGTGATGAAGTCGCTGATCGATGGTGAGCAGCGGCTAGTGGATGTGCGTAGTGCGCATTCGCAGCGTGTGGCGGATATTCGCGATAAAGAATCCGCGTTGTCGAAGGCGCGTGAGGCGCTTGCTGAGATTAAAACGTCGGATAAGGATGGGGCTGAGTCTCGCCGGAAGGTCGCTGATGCGGAGCGTGCTTTGAATAAGGCCCGTGAGGGTGGTGATGCGAAGAAAATCGCTGAGGCTGAAAAGGCTTTGGGGTCTGCTCGTAAGGCTGCTGCTGAGGTGGATGTGAAGCGGAAGGAGGAGGTGAAGGCGGCTGCTGATGATGTGGCGAAGGCTGAGGCTGATTTGAATGAGGCTCGTATGGAGTCTGCTCGGTCTTTGGACGTGACTTTGCATGAGATCAACCCCGGTATTTCCCACATGTTGAAGAATGCGTCTCGCCTGGCGAGCTCTAATGGTTTGGGTGGCTTAGCTGTCACTCTGGGCCAGCTCGCTTTCCTCGCCGGTCCGTCTGGTATTACTGTTGGCCTGGCCGTTGAGGCGGTGAAGGTTGGTATCACTGTGATCTCCACGATTGTGGAGGCTGTTAAGGCGCTGGTTGAGAAGTTCCATAAGGCGCGTGTTGCTGCCCGTCAGGCGGTTGCTGATTCGTGGGAGGCTGTAGCGAAGTATGCGCAGCTGACTCGTGATCTGCACCAGGAGGTGGAGAAGTCCCGCCAAGCTGCCGTGCGTGGTTTGGTGGAGCAGCGTGACGCGGAGTTTAAGCTTCGCGTAGCACAGCAAGATCGCCTGGTCGCTGAGGCTGAGGGCGCGCTAGCCGTGGCGAAGGCGCGGTTGGCGTTGGATGCTGAGATCCGTAAGGGCGCTGTTGCTGCCCAGCTGAAGCTGCGTGGCCTGCAGGAGGACTGGGATACTTACCAGTCGTGGCAGGCGATGGAGGCTCAGGGCACTCTGAAGGTGTGGTCGGATGCTGCGGTGCGCGCGTTTTTTGAGTACGAGGCTTCTCGTGCTCAGGCGATGCGTGCGGAGCTGCAGGCTCGGCTGGAGATGGTGAACGCGGAGGCTGCGTTGGCTGCTGCTCAGCGGCAGAATGCGCGGAATCAGCAGGATCTGCTCATCGCCCAGGAGCGGCTGATCCGCATGTCCGCGAAGGTCGCCGGGGTTGACCTGGTGGAGGCTACGGGTGGCGCGCAGGCTTCGAAGCTGCTTCTTGAGTTGTTTGAGGCGCAGACGGAGATCAACCGGAATGTGCTTGGCCGGTGGGGCCACCAGATGGGCGCGGATGGTACGTATGCGAATCAGTACCGTGGCCAGCTGGCTAACCGCGATAATCTGCAGCGCGCTCTGGATGCTGTGCTCACGGAGTCGGGTATCACGCTCAGCAATGTGGATATGGCCGGGCTTTTCCGAATGATGGAGTCCGTGGCTCGCCGTGGGGGCGATCCGATGGACGTGATTCGGGCGAAACTGCCGGAGCTGGTGGAGGCTGAGGGCGCTCTGCGGACTCATGAGGTGCTGAAGCCGATTTTCGATGCCCAGGATTCTTTGCGGGATCAGGAGCGCCAGATCGAGGATTTCCGCGCTGACATGGATCTTCATGACAGTACGGAGCCGCTGGAGAAGGCGATCCAGGGGCTGTCCTATGTGGTGAAATCGCTGGAGCACACCGCTGGGGCTTTGAGGCTGGTGCTGAGGATATACGCGGCGAGATGCTGCGTGCTGCTGAGGCGAATGCTGAGGCCGGTCGCCAGTTTGGTGTGGATTGGAATCTCGATGGTGAGTTCGCAGGCGCTGGCCAGCGGGTTCGTGCTGAGATCGCGGTGCATATGGATGGTAGTGAGATGTATACGGCGCAGCAGGTGGATGAGCTGTTGGCGGAGATTTCCCGCCGGGGTGGTGTTCCTGTGCGTTCGGTGACTCGGGCTAGTGATGTGGCTGCCCGTCGGAAGGAGCTGATCTAGTGGCTTTGCAGGTGAAGCTGTTGACCCCGTTGGGGGATGAGTTTCTGTTGACGGGTAGTCCTGCGTCGTCTCCGGTGATGTCGCCGTATGGGGCGTTGTCGGAGTTGCGGGCTGCGGTGTCGCGGCCGGATCTTCCGGTGCCGTCTCGTGGTGGTGTGCTGCCGGGGCGCGCGTCGTATGGTGCGATGAAGGCTGACCTGGATTTTTATTTGCAGTGTGACACTGGGGAGGAGCTGGAGCGGGTGTATGCCCGGCTTCGGCAGGGGTGGTCTCGCGCTACCCCTAATGATCCGTGCGTGTTGGAGATCGTGGGTGATCACCCGCTGTCGCCTCTGTATGTGGATTTGGTGGTGGATGGTGTGTTGCCGGGCATGTCAGTGGACATGTCGAAGCGCACTGCCGAGACTCTGACGGTGCCGGTGGTGTGCGTTGCTGGTCTTGCGAGGACGGGCACCCTGACCGGTGAGGGGGAGGTGGACGTGACGAACGCGGGGGTGGTTCCTGTGTGGCCGGTGATCCGTTATGAGGGTGCTGGTGGGCGGGTGGTCGCGCCGAGTGGTGCAACGTACTCGTTGCCCGCGTCTGATGGTGTGGCGGTGGTGGATACTGACCCGCTGGTGCTGCGTACCGAGGGCGTGTTGCCGGAGTGTGTGCCACCTGGTGAGTCCGGGCGGTGGGTGCTGCCGGAGGGGGCGCGGTTGGAGTGGGTGTTGCGTGTTGATGACCCATGGGCATAAGCAGAAAAAGGGTGGTGATTGATCGTGACGGTTGATTGGGAGTCGTGGCACGCCCACGTGGATCATGTGGTAGCCACCCAGGGCTGCTGGTACGGGATTGGTGACGGGAATGGTGCCCCGCTTTTTACTCTGCCAGCCCCGCTGGAGGGCGCGTCTGCTGACCAGTGGGGACAAGTCGAGGATATTGAGGTGACCTTCCCCGGTCGTGATGCGGATGGTCGGCCTAGTCGGGTTGCTGAGTTACTGGTGACTGGTGGTCTTGGTGGTGTGGATGAGTCTGGCCGCGTGTCGGTCGCTGAGGGTGATTATATGATCCTCGCAGCATTCCCCGGGGATGGTGGTGTGGTGCGTCGCGGGGGTGCGATCGTGCACACGAAAGCGACGGATCCGTCGAATTCGGGGGTTCCGGACACGGTGACGATCAACGCCCTATCGGTGGGGGACGTGTGGAACACGATTCCTGCGGTGTCGTGGCCAGCAGCATGGTGGAAAGCCCGACCATATGAACGCAACGAGGACGAATCCGGGATTGAGTATGATACCCCGCGTTTGATGGCCGGGGTGCAGATGACCAGTGAGACGATGTTCACGTGGAAGCATGGGCGCGCGGTGTTCGTGATCGGCAGGCTGGCGCAGGAGTCGATCGATGCGGTGATGATGTCTCAGGCTGACCCGGATGGTACCCGCTGGGTGGATGACGCGTATCACGTGGTGGAGATGCCGGAGGTGGACAAATCCCCGGAGATTTCGTTGGAGGCGCGTGATGGGTTCCTGTGGGAGACAGTGATTGGTCAGGCGAAGAATGCTGGGGTTGTCCTGGGCGCGCGATTGTGGTGGCCGGGTGATGCGCCGGTGAGGTGCTGGAGTCCAGCGCATTCGGGGATGGATCCGGTGGAGGTGGATATCAGCCCGTCGGAGGGGGAGCCCACAAGAGTATTGGATGATCGGGTGTTTCCGCACGCGATGATCGTCCTGGAGGTGAAGCATGCGTAGACCGTATTTGGTCGCAGATTCTGCTGAGGTCGTGGTGATGCGCTCGTTAGCATCAACGGCGTTTGGGGCGTACCACCTGGATTTACCGGATGGGCTGGAGCTTGGTGATGTGTGGGAGGGTGACGCGCCGGGGAATTCTCCTGGATATGTGGCCTCCCTGGATCGTGGTGTGCGTGTTGGGGGGATGTTCCGCCGGTTCATGCGCGCTGATGTGCATATCACGGTGCCGGGTGATGATCCGGAGCTGCGGGCTGCCGGTAGTGATGTCGAGCAGGTGCTTGACGGGGCGCGGGATCGAACATCCGGCGAGTTTTTCCTGGAGTCGGATATTGAGGGCGCGGGCTTGGGGCCGTGGGTGCCGCTGCAGGATTTTGTGGTGGGAGACACGGTCGATGTGCAGGTTTTTGGCGCTGTGGTGCCGATGCGGGTCACCCGTATTGAGCCTGGTGTAGGCAGTGGTGCGTGGAAGGTGCACGTTGGCGGCCAGCTGGTGGGTGATGATGATGCCCGTATCGCTGAGAATGAGGCGGTGTACCGTGCTCTGGTGGAGTCTCGTCGGGGTCTTGCGGGGGTGGAGGCGTCGGCGCGGGGTGCTTCGCGTGCTGCTGCTCGTGCGCAGGTGTCGGCTGATTCGGCGCTAGGTGAGACTCAGGTGCTGCGGGACACGCTGGCTGGTGATGGTGCATCGTCGGTGGATGTGCGTGAGCAGCTTGAGGTGCTTAATGCGCAGTTGCAGGAGCGTGGTGAGGCTGCTGCTGATGGGTTGATTCCTGCCTATATTGAGGCGAACACTAAGCGATGGGCGCTGCAGGATGAACTTAATGCCGCCCAGGCGCGGCAGGTGGATGATAATCGCGCCCGGATCGTGGAGATCAGGGAGCTCCAAGGCGAGAACCAGAACCAAATTGAGCAGATCAATATTCTGAATTCCCTGCTGACGAGACTGTCTGTCGGGAAAATGACGTTGATGGGTGGTGAAACCGCCAGGTCTAACGACCACGGTATCGCAGTGCGTATGCCCGACTGGGATAGGAATCTGTATGTGGTCGCTAAGGGGGATTTTGTGGGCACGGTGACGGTGCAGCTTTTTTATTCGAACGGGGCTGGGTACCAGCGGGTTTTCTCCCCATCGGATTTTAAAGTGGGGTCGTATTCGAAGTTGTCGCGGAACTCGTTTTTTAATTCTTTCATGCTTAATGATGGTCGTTTTCAGGTGGCGGAATGGTTTGTTGATTTGGGTCATGTGACGAGCGCGACCGTGCTGGTTGACCATACGACGTGGACGCGTGGTGTTCTTGATGAGCCTCCGCTGGAAGGATAGGTGAACGTCAATGCCTGTTGTTGAGGGTTCGTTAGTGTTGGTGACTGACCGTCCGGAGTCGGTGACGGAGGCTGTTGTGCGCGCCCCGGACACGCGCGCGTGGGGGAATGGTTTGGTGACGGGCTCGCCGGATCGTGTTGCGGTTGAGGGGGGTGTTTTTCGTGCGGAGTTGACGCCGGGGCCATGTGTCGTGACGTTGCTGAGTATGGGGGTTCCGGTTGATTATGTGCGGCTTGTGGTGCCCGATTCTGATGTGAGTTTGCGGGTGGCTTTTGAGGCCGCGTTGGCTGCTGATGTGGGTGATCGTGGGGTTTTGGAGCGATTGGCTGCGGAGGCTGCGGAGGCGGTGGCGGGGGCGTCGGCGTCGGCGTCTGCTGCTGCGTCGTCTGCCGCTAGTGCTGGTGAGTCTGCGCGGTTTGCTGAGAGGTCTGCTGAGGCGGCTGCGGCGAGTGAGGTGGCTGCTGGTGATGTTCGTACTGCTGCTGAGTCTGCTGCGGGGCGTTCTGAGAAGGCTGCGGCGGCTAGCGAGGATTCTGCCCGTGAGGGCGCTGGGTCGGTTGAGGCGGCGAAGGCGGCGAGCGGTACGGCTGAGTCTGCTGCGGGGCGTGCTGAGACGGCTGCCGAGGGCACACGGGTGGACGCGGAGGCCGCGGGTGTGTCTGCGGCGAATGCTGCAGCTGACGCTGATAGGGCCAAGGCTGAGGCTGATCGGGCTCATCGGATCGCGGGCGGTGAGTTCGCCCCGACGGTGCATTCGCATGTGATGAAGGACATCACGGATTTGCCGGAGGTCACCCCGACCCCCAAGCCGTCTTCTGTGCCTCTGCGTGAGTATGACACGATGATCCGCGTGGATGCGCACAAGCTGCCGCAGTACCCGGGCCACCTTACAAATAAGCGGTATGTGGACGATGCGATTAACGGGGTTCGCGGGGAGATTGAGGTGCTGAAGAACACCCCGGCGTTTAAGGGTGCTGAGTTGGAGGCGGTGCGACGCGCCAGCGGCCTGATCATGTCTGGGAGTACGGCCATCAACGCGAGCGAATCCACGTCTGACGCGGTGGATATCACTAGGCCTCACCCTGCTACCCCGTTGCATTTGATTTCTAATGGCGTTTTCGTCACGCCGGTTGAGGGGCGCTGGAGGGTCACAGTCTCTGGGGCTAGGGGCACTGGTGAGGGGTCCGTGGAGGTGCGTTACCGCAACCCCGATGATGTTTTCGGCATGAATTCCATTTTGCCCGGGATTAAGATCACGGACCTAAAGGCAACCACGGCCACTGCAATCCTTAATAGTGCCGGGCATGAGATCCCGCAGGGGACAAGGATTTGGCTGTGGTGGGAGGGCGGTAACGCCACGGGGATGGATTACGAGCTTAAGATCGAGTTTATAGAGGATTACGCATGATTGATTTGAAAGCATTGTCTGACGATGAGCTGCGGAAACTACTGTCTGACGTGCTGACAGAGCAGGACCGTCGGCGTGCCGCGCCGGTGGTCGAGGCGGGGAAAGCGGAGGTGCTGCAATCCTTGCGGGAAAGTGGGGCGATCACCCCACCACCACACGCGGATGATGCACCGGAAACCATGGAGGGCGTGAAGCAGGTTCCAGCGTGGGTTGATCCTGGCACGGATCATGCAGCGATGTACCTGCATGGCGATGTGGTGTCGCACGGTGGGCGCGTGTGGCGCTCTGAGGTGAACGGGCTGAATCACTGGGAACCCGGCGGAGTGGGGGTCTACGGCAATACTTGGAGTGACTGCACCCCACCCTCACCAGTCGAAGAAGGCGAGGACGGCAATCCGGTCGCGCAACCTTACACCGACAGTCGCCAATACCAGGCCGGTGAGGTGGTGGACTACCAGGGGGAGCTGTACACCTGCCAGCAAGACCACTACGCAGCCCCAGGGTGGACGCCAGAGAACGCGCACTCGATGTGGAAGCGCAACGAGTAGCCCCCCGACGAAACCAGCCCCGCAGCCATCCCGGCGCGGGGTTTTCTCATGTCTAAAAATTGAAAGGAATGTCTCATGAGCATTAAACCATCCCCGGGGTGGCGTGGTGACCCGATGTGGCTTGCCGATGTGATCCGCGCCTACGGGGTCAGAGTTGCAGAACTCCCCAACTGGAAAGTATGGGGCAACGGCGACTTCGGAGCCATCAAAGGGATCATCGTGCACCACACTGGTGCGAATAACACGAGTGCGCAATACATTGCCCGCAACCCTGGCCTAGGCAACGCGTTGTCCTCTCAAATCCATCTTTCCCGCGCAGGGGTGGCCACGATGTGCGGTGTCGGCGTGGCGTGGCACGCCGGTCGGGGATCCTACCCCGGCTGGCAGACCAACAACGCGAACTGGGAAAGCATCGGCATTGAAGCCCAGGGCGATGGGACGAGCCCGTGGCCTGCTGTCCAGATGGAGGCGTACTACAAGATTTGTGCCGCGATTCTCATGAAACTTGGGAAGCGCGCCACCACTCAAACACTGCTTGCCCACTGGGAGTATTCACGTGCTGCCCAGGGAAAATGGGACCCTGGGGCCGGGGATGGAAGGCCTGGCTCGGTGATGGACATGGACCATTTCCGCAATCGAGTGAACTTTTATATCGACAATCCACCGTGGAGGGTTCAACGCCCGGCGGCTGTACGGAAGGTGGAACCACCGTTGACTATCAAGTACTTCACAGACTTCATCAAGGGATACATTGGCCCGCTGATCTCTGATGCGAAGGACATTCGCCAACAGCTCACAGGGGGCCGTAATCGTGGCCAGTACCCCGGGTGGGCTCAGCTAGGCACCAAAAAGGACGGTAGCGGGCTCACGCTTGTCGATGGTGTCGCGGCGCTCCGTCAGGATGTCCTACGCCTAGAGAAGAAGCTCAATCAGATCATCAACGAAGGGAAATAGGAATTATGGCTAGTGTTTTTCAGGATGCGGTTTCAGAGGTCCTGGTACATCAGCCCTGGTGGGAACGGCGAAAAGACAGTATCGCTGCTGCTACGGGTAGCGCATTGCAGGTGGTGAACCTGAGTGTGCTGCTGAGTGATCAGTGGCCAGCGTGGGTAAATCTCTTAGCTGCGACGTTGATTGGTGTGGCTCAGATCATCACTCATGCTACGACGCGTGGGGCGATCACTCCATCTATGGCTGGTCGCTTAGAGGAAGCCGCGCATACCGCACATCTGGATCGTCCTGGTGTGTCTGCGGTGCGATTGGATGCGGAGCCGGTGCCTGATGAGCCGGTGATTGATGATACGGAGGCGCTGCCGGTGTACGTGGGGGAGTCTACGGGTGAGTATGTCGGTGAGCATCGCGCGCTGGATGGTGATGGTCATGCCGATTGAGTTACTGCCTCAGCCCCTGCGGTGGTGGGCGCGCCGGGTGCGCACTTTTTGCCTGTCTGATGGTGTCGCGCTGCTAGTTTTGGGGCTGGGGATCATCGCCCGCGGGGTGTCGTACGTGCCGGCTGCTCAGGGGAGGTCGGTGAGTCACCCGGCTGAGGGGGCACTGCCGATGAGTGTGTGGGCGATCATTTGGATTGGTGTCGGGGTGGTGTGTCTGGTTGCTGCGGTGTGGCATGACAGTGCGGTAGCGGCTGTCGCCCTGGGGCTGGGCGTGGGGCTGAATCTACTGTGGGCTGGGTCTTTCATTGCCGCGTCGGTGGATGGCACGATGTCGCGCGGGTGGGTCAGCGCTGTCGGGTACCTGTCCGTGGCCGTGCTGGTGCTGTGGTCCACATGGCGTGGTAGTCGATTAACAACGATGCGGGAGGAGGATGGGGGAGGTGTCTCTGTCTGAGCATTGGGGGGCGATCCTGATCGCAGTGATCTCTGCTGCTGGTACGATCCTGGTGACGCTGCTGAAAATTCGTGGCGACAGTGAGGCTAGTATCCCATCTGCCTATCAGGGGTTGGTGCAGGAGATGAAGTCGTGGACTAGCCTGCAGCTGGAGCAGCGGGACCGCAGGATTGAGGAGCTTCAGCATGATGTGGAGCAGCTGCAGGAGGCGGTGAAGACCTGGAAAACGAAGTTTAAGACGGCTGCTGATTATATTCGGCAGGTGTTGGTAGCGGAGGACCGTGAGCGCCTACCCCCAGTGCCTGAGTCGATCCGTGACGATGTAGAGATTTGA